AAATAGTCTTTCATAGTTTTCCTTTAAATTAAGTAAGTATTTAGGCAATTAATCTGTGTATTATAGTGGAATTTATTGCGAAAAGCAATAGCAATTTAACCAAATGTGAATAACGAATCAAATGTACTTTTGGTATCAATATTGCTGCGGATATCCCAATTCATAACCCCTAATAGATTTTCAATCTTCTCATCTATTAGAGTTCTTTCCATTTCATTATCATCAAATGGCAATTCCTGAAACCATTGTGGTAATCTTAGTTCATCTGTGGGATATGCGATAGAAGTAAAATTAAGAGGATTAGGCTTTAGTTTACATACTACGACCTTCATACCATCTACGATTTTCATTGAATAGTTATCTGCATTTACTTTACGCAAATAATTATAATTTAGTGCAGCACGGACATGACCTGGCATATTAGCCCTACCTACTTTGCTATTAGCTTCTAATTCGCTATATGTAGATAGTTTATTGACAGATTTAGGGCTGCCCTTTGTCCAACTATCTTGTGATGATAGTTGATGTTTAAAGTTTTTGATAGTTTCAATGATTTCATCCCTACCTTTACCTTCCTGAATAACCATACATAGAATTCTCATTAGAAATTCTTGTATATATTTAGGTGTATCGGCTCGTTTTAAGTCTAGACCCATAGCCTTTACATCACCCAGACTACCATTTTTATCTTTACGCTTACCTTCTTTATCAAAGATATTGATAGCATAGCGTTTTTTAACGATAAAGATAGCTCGGTCACCAATCAATTCACGACCAGCCTTGATGATCTCACCATTTTTTCTTGGTGCATGGAATGCTCGTTCCATGAATGCAGGGAATGAATCGTTAGCTTGATCGGCTATAGAGTCATATAGTTGGATACATAATTCTTTATTCCAATCTATTTCACCTTTATCTATTTGTTCTTTTAGAATAGGATATGCTGAGAAGTAAGATGAATCGGTATCACCGTAAACGATTGCCTTACCTTCATGGTTATATTCACCTGTGATAGTTTCGTTGATGATGCTCATCATATGACGGACGATTTGCCTACCACTTAGAGTTACTGATTGACCAATGCGTTTATCATAGAACCTACAATGTTCGTTGAGTAGAGCGCCATATGCTGAGTTAAGTAGAATCTTGCGAACAAGTTGTCGTTTATCCCAATATTCACGATCCTCTTGAGTAGTAGCTTCTTTAAGACTTTTTTGCATGATCTTCCGATCGCTATACCATTTAGTTAGTAGACCTGGGATCACACCTTCTTGATCAAATCTGAATATAGTACCATTAGCACTTAAGATATATGGGTTATGACTATCAAAGATCAGTTTCCATATTTCAGCCGCGCTCATCTCTACGCTACGGCCATCTTCGTAATCTACAGTGAGCATAGTACCTCGTTCTTGATTCATGATAGCAGTATATTCTAAGCTACCAAATAGATTTTCCCAAAGAACGCTACCAGTAACATCGTCATCACCTTCTTTGTATCGTTTTTTTTCAGTTGCTAACCGCCTGCCCTTTTCATACATGTATTGGTCAGTAAGAGTTTGTCTGACTTGCCCGACAATGGTTTCCGGGGCCATGTTAAGAGCACGGATTGCTGACGGGTATAGTGAGTTGATGTCCACTGCCCCGACCCATTCATGTATGCCGCTTTTGGGAGTAGCAACATAGGCACCTGCCGCTTGCTGTTCATCATTTGTACCTTCCTTTCGTTTTTTATCTGGAACTACTAGACCTCGTTCGTGAGCTTCATTCATGATTGCCATTTCAATCATAGCAACTGAACCCATTACAGTTGGCAATAGCACAGTGTTTTCGTGTGCTAGTTGATTTGCCAATTCTAAAAATTTTAATTTATTATGGATCTTGACCAATAGCATAGTATCTTGCCGATTATATTCAATGAACTTTTTAAAGTCTTTGTTATATAATTGGTCTAGAGTACCTTCGTATTGAGTTTTATTTTCTCCTACCTCCATTTCACCAATAGAATCTAATTTATAACTATGACGAGATTCATAGTTATATTTTTTGTAAAGTTGCAGATAGTCCATATGAATCCTACCAACTAGATCATATGTTTGTTCTTCTTTACCAAATCTTTCATATGTTCTTGATTTAGGAAGTTGACCCATCAAGCAAAATTTACGGGTATCATCCTTGCTCATGATCCTAGTAACACGATTGACCATGTAGGGTATATCATAGCCTTCTGAATTCCAACCAGTCAATACATCAGCATCATCAATCAATTGAAAGAAGGTATCAAACATTTCCTTTTCATTAGTGAAAAGCAAGGTGTTTTCAAACTCACCAGTGATTTCTTGTGCTGTTTCTGGACTCATGTGTTTAGGAGCAATCACAAGAGTGATACATTTATCTAGCCAATCTAGATACATTGAGATAGCGGTTACTGGATTGAAAGGATCAGTAGTTGGTGAGAATCCTTTATCAGGGTGAAAGTCAACTTCAATGTCAAAAAAGCAAGTATGTAGTTTAGGCGCATCAACTTTTAGATAGTTTTCGCTTAAACATCTGAATACCACATTGATATCGCTTTCAAACAATTTTTTACCAGAGTGGATTCTGCGTTCTTTTTCAAATTCAGAGCGTTTTCTAGTAGAGAATTTGTTTACAGGATCACCATATAGGCTACGATATTTCCCTTTATGGTCACTATAATAGAATGTATAGTTGGCAGGGAATTCACGGTAATTTCGTTTACCGTTCGTAGTGCGTTCTACTACAAAGATTTTATCTGAATCTTTTGAGTAGATGGCATCTATATAGCTCAAAGTGTGCGTCCTACCGTTTCTAGGATTTCATTAAGCATTTGGTTTTCTTGATTATTTTCTCCCAATTTAGCTTTATGTGCGATACGGATCGCTTTTTTAAGTACACTGGGTTTTACTTCAAGTTCTTCTGCGATTGCTTTAACAGTATCGTTAAGACCACCACGAAGAGCTTCCATTTCGCTTAGAACATTCATACCCTCGTTGATGAGATGAGTAAGTTTGAGTTTTCCTTCGGAACTAAAAGTGCGTTGTTCAGTCATATATTTTCCTTAAATAGAGTTTATTATACATCAATCAAGATTGATTTTCAACTATGCGTTTTACCACAGTATGAAGACCAGGGTTGACTTGTAATGCATTTGGCATTAAAGTATGTCGGATATAATTGCGAGTATATTTGATGTTATTATTACTAGTATCCTCACACCAATCAATGTTTTTCCGTGTACACCAATTTACGAATTCGCTTTTACGAGTGGTAAGAAATGGGCGTAGTACATTATTCCTAGTTTTTGGGATTACCTTTGGCGTACCATGCATACAAGACCAAAGATAAGTTTCTACTGAATCATCCAAATGATGACCAGTAATGATTGGCCCAATACTAGTGCCCAAGCTATCAAAGAATGAATATCTTTCGTTACGCCAGAATTCTTCTTCGCTTTGATCTTTAGGTTTTTGTTTATGTAGTTTACCTACTAGTAGTGGGATATCACGATTGGCGCAGAATTTACCAACGAATTCAAATGCCCGTTGTGAGTTTTCTGTGCCATGATGATAGAATGTTGCGGTAACCTCGTGTTTATTGCTGAGAAAATCAGTAATAGCCACGCTATCCACACCGCCACTTAGTGCGATAACTAATTGTTTGGGTAGGGGGAAAAGTAATTTTAGCATCTGTGTATTGTAACACAGTAGAATTTAAAATTCAACAGTTATTGGAATATATGGTGATTTTGTTCACCATAAATCTTGATGAATTTACCAGCTAAGGCATCGGCTTGTACCTCGATTGGGCTACCTGGATAACTACTACCTGATTTTATCTCACCGCGTTCACCTTGTCTAACATGAACTAACTCATGGAAAACCGTTCTTAATATATCTACTAAATTACGATTTTTGACATAAACCCATACACTATCTTCACCATGGACATGTCTACCTGTATGATGATGATTTTGTGCTTCTTCTGTATCCATACTTAATTCAATTTTTGGTTTGGATTTTAATTTTAATATATCACATGCCCAATCAACAAATTTATCTACTTCAGATTTGATATCTAAATCATCAGAATCAGTCAATGATTCCTCATCCAATTTGCCTTTGATCCAATCGTCTGGTGTTTTGCGATATTTTTTTATGAATAAATCATGTAAGGCATGGCTAGTGATATGATGTTTCTTTGATATCTGGCGCATCAATCTGTCTATGGTATCATAATTATGTTTAGCCAAGGTAGGTAATCTTTTGGCTAATTCAGTGGCGGCAGATTCTATGATGATATCTTTGGTGTTCATATTATTATTTAGTCAGCAGATGAATTTACACCACACTTCTTTCTTTTACTATTCGTAAGATCACCAAAGTCTACCTTCCATTCTTGGCCAGGTTGTACCTCTATAGAACCATTTGGAAAAGCATAAGTTACTCCAGCAGCCTGTTGTATCTGAGCTATGGGTAATCTATATCTAGTTAAATCATTACCAAGATTAGGATAAGGTGGTTGATGTGGGAATGCCCAACCAGCTATTTCTTTAGTATTGTTATTGATCACGATTTTGTAAAAACCATGAGGTACGACTACTCCCGAACCAATCTTTTTATTTTGATCGCTATATACTGCACCAACATATATGGTAAAGTTGTTATTGAGTTGTGATGACCAACCTCTGATGCTAGTTTCTAATAGTTTCCAAATCCCACGATTTAAACTACCATGTTGTGGAAACATGTTGGTCATCAAAAAGGATTCATATTCTACTTGTTGATCCCAACTTTGATCACCATCTGGGCTAGCGTGTCCTTTATCGTAACCTGTACCAGTATAGTCATCTGGTTTAGGACCATTTTTGATACTTTGATCGGCTGTAAAGGCATTTGATCTTGCTATACATCCTAATGCGTTTTGTGGTGATAGTTCATATGTTACGAACTTTGGTATTTTTGCTTGTGCGTCATAACCAACTAAGTAACCTTGTCTACATATCGGTTGTATTTGTGTTTTGGTTTGTGGGAATCCATATGGTGAATGTATTTGACATTGTTCTATTGGATTGGGTGCTCGTTGATTCCAAGCATATAAGTTTGTGCTTGCTAGTAAAGCAAGTAGAGTGACGATTAATTTCATTGTAAACCTTTTATTTTATTTATACAGATATTATCAATCACCTCGGATTCTTTGAAACCAAGATAATTTTTCACGCGGGGTTGGTCCTTTGACATTACCATGTCTTGTATGTTGACCACCATAATCATAGTATTTACCAACAACATCAAATAGAGGTTTGAAGAACAAAGCAGCGGGTGGGTTGCTCATTCTTAGTATACCGGCTCGTTCTTTTCCATTTGGTGCTTGTTGAAATTTTTTATCACCGCGTTTGACTGTCTGTAACCATGCATTTGGTTTTAGTTTTACCAACCAAGCATAAGGATTGCTAGTAGCGAAAAGTTCGTTATGTTTAAGATAGTGTTGTAATGGATAGAACCACAATACAGGTCTTCCATTATTTGTTCCTATGTAATCTACGCTGAAGTCATCATCTACATCTGGTGTTCTACCAAATAGTTGTTTAGCACTATAGCCTAGTTTATCTATATTAGTGAATCTTACGAAATAGTCTTTAAGGTCACCGCCATTTTTATTAACATCAGCTATTATTTGATTTTTAATGCTAACTTTGGCTTCGAAAACAAATTGAGATGCCCTCATGATTTATCAACTTCGTATAGGTACGATTACTAATTCCCCAGGATTGATAGAGCGGTATTCACT